ATCACTTGTTTCATTTCTTGATGCATCTGCTGTGCGAGAACTTGCGTTTGCATATATCCTTACCCATGCTGCGCCGGATGTTTGGATAGATAACATATTATATGCTTTAAATCCTGCTATATCTAAATTGTCAGTAGCTGCATCTGCTATAGATAAAGTTGTACCCGATGCTGCTGTTCTTGCCGGAATAGTTGTTATACCAGTTACAGTAGCACCAGTAAAGTCTACAGTGCCAGAGAACTCACTAGATCCACTAGAAGTAATATTACCACTTACATCACCATCCAAGTCTGCGTGTACAATTGGATTTGGTGTTGCATCATCTTCAATAATAAGTGTACCGCCAGTTCTGTCATACACTGGACCATTCCAACTACCCATTGTAGTTGTTCCAGTAAAGTCTACACTACTGCCAGTAAATGTAGCAATGCCACTAATATTAGTGGTAGTTGCGTTTAATGTTGTTGCGTTTGCTGTGTCAACTGTTAGAATTGAATCTAAATTACCAGTTCCACTTTCTAAAATCTTATTGGCACCTGTTGGATTATAAACATCGCCATGCACTTCACCCATTACATTACCGCTGAATGTAGGTGTTGAAGCGCCAATGTCTAGTACTACACTTGTATTAGGATTAGCAGGATCTGATACTACATCACCGTAATACCATGCTGTATCAATCGATGTGCCTGCATCTAATACTTTTGAATTTGCAGTGTCTGCTAAGTCCCATGCAACAAGATTTGAATGACCAGTAATTGTTGGTATATCAGATGCATTAGCTAGTTCAACCCAATTGCCGCCGTGAGCAAAGTAACCTTTGCCTGTTGCATGTACGTGTGCAAACATACCATGATAAGAAGCTGCAACTGGTAAATCTCCAGAAGTTGCATAGACATTGCCAAATAATACTTTGTTGCCGCCCATATCTAAATCAGCGCCTACTACTGCTGCTATCGCATCACTATCACTATAACTAGAACCGCTTGTTTGTGCTACCCATTCGTAATCAACATTAGTCGTATTCCAACTTAAAACGTATCCATCTTGAGGGGAGAATCTAAGAGCAAGGTGTTGATCTACATCAGTATTTCCGTATCCACCTGCGCCTAGTGCATCATATGTAATTTCCCCTGTAGTTGGATTATATTCTAATTGATGTGTGCCGCCTGCGTTTCTAATTGGTTTTACAACAAACGAATCTGCTGTTGTATTTTCTACTGCGGTTGAAGTTGCATTCATAACAATACTATTCGCTGCTTGATTTGTCTCACCTGCTGCGTTACCGATTGCTATTGCATAATCACCTTGCGTAGTTTTACCAGCACTATCACCAATTGCTATAGCATTTACACCTTGATCATTGTTAGCTGCTAGGCGTCCAATTGCTACTGAATTTGCGCCTTGTGTAACTAATGCAGCACTTGTACCAATTGCGATGCCGTCGTTACCTTGTGACGTTTTACCAGCATCGCTACCTAAAGCAATCGCAGTTGCTCCTTGAGTTGTGTTACCAGCTTCTTCGCCTATAGCGATTGCCTTTGTGCCTTGAGTTGTTGTACCAGCGGCATTACCGATTGCTATTGCTAAATTACCTTGATTTGCGTTACCAGCAGTGTATCCTAACGCTACTGCACCATCGCCTTGTGAAGTTACACCGGCACTATTTCCAACTGCTAATGCAAGAGTACCTTGTGTAGTTTTACCTGCTTCTTGGCCGATTGCTATTGCGTAATCACTTTGAGTCGTTAGTCCTGCATCTGTACCAATTGCAATAGCCTGTGTGCCTTGGGTGCCATTACCTGCTTGTTTACCAATTGCTATTGCTTCTTCACCTTGTGTATTATTTGCTGCGCTACTACCAATTGCAATTGCGTTTGCGCTTTGATTGTTAGCTGATGAGGCACCGATTGCAATAGCCTGTGTGCCTTGATTCTCGTAAGCAGCATTATAACCGACTGCAATTGCATTTGAACTTTGATCATTTGCGCCAGCATAATGACCAAGTGCTGTTGCATATTGACCTTGATTTGTTGTTCCAGCTAAGTGACCTAGTGCTACTGCACTTGCACCTTGATCTGTTTTACCTGCCCAATCACCAACTGCCACTGCCTTTGCTGTTTGGTTTGTATTGCCAGCACTATTACCTATTGCTACTGTATCTGAACCTTGAAGCGTTTCACCTGAATTCTTACCAATTGCTACAGCTGCCTGTCCTTGGTTTGTCATACCAGCACTTGCACCAACTGCTACAGCAAAGGTATTTTGATTAAGTGCACCTGCAATATCACCTACGGCAACTGCGCTTACGCCCTGTGTATCTTCGCCAGCGCCATTACCAACTGCGGTAGCATTAGCACCCTGGGTTGATGCACCTGCTAAGTCACCTATTGCAACTGCTTCAGAACCCTGTGTAGTTGTACCTGCACCTGAGCCAATTGCTACTGATGATTCACCTTGCGTCATCATGCCTGCAACTTCACCAATTGCAACTGAGTCTTGTCCCTGTGTGTTATTACCTGCACTTGTACCAATAGCAACACTGTTATTTTTTTGATCTGTTCTACCTGCCATTAATCCAATTGCTACGCCTGCTGCTTCTTGTGCAATAGTTCCGTCAAGTGTTCCGCCGGCACCATTTCCTAATGCTATACTTTGAGGCCCGTTGGCGCCAGCTTTGTCAGTTACTTCAGCATAGGTTGGAATGTTACCAACATCAGATCCAGGTGCCCACTGTGAGCCATCCCATTTAAGAACTTCGTCAAGTGCCGGTGCAGTAGGGGATACATTACCTAAATCGCCTAACAGTGTTGGTATTACTGGTTTGTTAGTAAGATCATTATAGTCTGCACTAAATTTGTCTTGAGGAGACCAAGATGATCCATTCCATGTTAATACTTGATCAACACCAGGAACAGTATTTTGTACATTTGTCAAGTCTGCTAAATTAGATGGAATACCGGGCTTATTTGTTAAGCTCTGATAATTTCCATCAAATGTAACAGGAGTGTTTGTAAGACTATTATAGTCTCCGTTAAATAACAAAGGTAGATTACTTAAACTATTGTAGTCGCCGTCAAACAATACTGGCTTAGACTGTATCTCTGTCCAAGTAATAATTTTATTTGCTTCAGCATTTGTGAGTGCTGTAATTCTTTGGTCTAAGTGACTTAGATTGCCGTCTAACTCTGTATGAGTTAGAGGTTCTGTTTTATTTGTTCTTAAAATTAATGGCATTGATATTCCCCCTAATCAACATAATTTGGATCTACGTATCCTTCTTGTACATAGCTTCCGTTTACTATCCTAATAATTGTTTCTTCTTTTGCACCCTCTATTTCTGCAAAATCTTTTGTAAGTGATTCTATATTTCTTAAATCATACGTGTCAGTTTTAATTTCTTTTTTAAATCCAACTGTGCTTGATCTTAATCTATCAGAATTAATCACTTGTGTAATAATTGTATTAAGTTCTATTGGATTCAGCCCCTTTAGCGTATCTACTAATCTAAACACTGGTATATTATCGCTAGATGCTTTTTGTATAAAAATTCCACTAATTTCTCTAGAAGGAATATCTTCAAATCCTCTTTTTTTAAAATACCCAACTAGTGCATCAAATTCATTTGAATTAATCGGTGTACTAGTAGTGGGTGAAATAATTTCAGTCATCTTACTTTCCTGCTATAATCTTTGTTGCTAGTTGTGCTAATTTAAATGTATCGGAACTACTGTTAGGATCTCTTGTTGCAAGATCAACTACAGTGTCTTGGATTGCTTGTTGTGGCGAATCACCTGATACAATACCTAGCAACACTGATGTACTAGCCAATGATGCCACGTATGACGGATTATTTGTTAGTTCACTTAATATTCTAGTAGACGGTAATATACTAGTAGGAGTAGTAGTTGCATAGCGTCCTACTGCCTGTGTAGGACTAAACAAACTGTTACCACGTAGTAAATCACCAAACAGGTTATCGAAAAAATTACCTGATGTTGGATTGCTAACAAACGTTGTAGTAGTTGCTCCGTAATTTGCCTGTGCATCATTTTTAGGTATATACCCTTGCGTTCCATTTATTAATGGACTAGGTGTATTGTCGTATCCTGTTTCATTATCAGTAAAGTTGGTAGGCAATGTCTCAGCAATATTACCTTGGTTATAAATTACACCTTCATACGCAATCGACATGTTATTTTCCATCATGCCGCTGCCGTCGGCATTATCTAGTGAGTCATGTCCGAATGATGTGACTAGTGGGTTTACTAATGTATAAGACCACCATCTACGTTGTGTTAATTGATAAATTTTTATATGACTAAAAAATGTATCCTTCATTCCGTTGTCTAACCCAAACTTTTTATTTGGTAATGCAAATTTATTTCGTGTTCCAAAATCAAGTACATCATTCTTACCATCCCTGTAGTAAAAATTATAATACTCTTTCATAAGCGAACTTGTTGTACTAGAATTATCATCATGGAAAACAAATCTACATTCGTCATAATCGATTCTAGTTTGAACATTCTTTTTTCTATTATACTGCTGGCGTGTTTCTGTGCTTACTCTATAATTAGGCAAGTCTACTGACTTTGCTAAAACACCTAGCTCCTTAATACTATTCTGCGTATTAGGCGCAGCATTTCTAGCTGCCTCATCTTTTAACATAAACACCACATGGTAAAGAAATTTAGTTTTAGGTGCATACGAAAGATTGTATTGTGTATACAATTTACGTGCATGTTCTGCATCTCTTAGGTGTACATTATTCTCTGGATCATATTGTAGTGTCATATAGTATTTATCCATAAAAAAACAGGAACCAAAAAGTCCCTGTCTTTATTGTTAATTTTATTCAACTTATCTAGCTGTTGGTTGCCCGATGCCGCTAATTGCGCCGCCGTTTACGCCTTTTTGAATTGCATTATCATAACGAATAGTTAATGAAACTGTAACTGCGTCACTTGTTGCATATGCTAATGTGTTATAGTTTGCTGATTCAATATAGCATCCTTTAAGTTCAAATCTATCAAGCACAATAGGATCTTTATCGCCATTGCCGCCATCTAGGATTTCAATCTTAGTGTGGAATTTATAATCACTTGCTGCTGTTGCACTTGCTTGCTCAAAGAAGTCAAACTGTTTCTGCAACTGACTGCCTACTGCTCTTTGAATATTATTACTTGCATCTTCACGTAGTGTAAGCGTAATTGGCTCCCACGTATGTTTACCTGCTAAGTAAGTTCTTGAGTTGTATGCATCAAGTGTGATTTGTTCAAATGATAAGTTAGGACGGGTTACGTCCACAACTTGTCTTTGTAGAACACGTAGACTATCATCTACATCAGCGCCAAATAAATCAAAAGCTACTCTAAAACGATACTGTAATTTAGGCATTAACAGTGATGAATTAGCCTCGCCCTCGAAAGGTACTGATAAGTTTTGTAATGTTGTTACTGGCATTCTATTCTCCTAATAGTATTTATGTCTTAGCCTAAAGACGCTATTTCGCCTGTGTTTTTAATACGCAACGGAATGTAAATAAACTCGATAGCTTTGACTGGTTCAATAGCTACATCTAGATACAATTCGTTCTTATCAACTCTTGCAGGTGTATTGTTTGTAGTGTCACAAACAGTTACGAAATCGTAAATGCCTCTTAATCCTACTAGTTCTAGTAATAGCGCATCTGCTGCTGCTTTTACTTGATCTCTTGTACCAGCATCATTTGGTTCAAATAGATATGGTCTTGCAAGAATTTCTAACTGTCTACGTAAGTAAACTGTTAGTCTTGCAACGTTAACTCTGTCTAATGCACTTGCATTTTTAGCACGAGTTTTCTGTCCAAACACAACTAATCCACTTCCTGTAATAGGAGTAATTGGGTTAATGTTGTTTGAATATAGTACGTTACGCTGACCATTGTTTAGTGAAATACTTACAAATTCGCCTTCAGCACTTAGGTAACCTGTTGCTGTAGCATTGCTAACTGCACCACGTCTTGTGCCTGCTGGAGCCATCCATGGATACGAAACTTGATCACTTAGGATCATTGTTCTTAGTGCCATGTGTGATGCCGGAACAACAATGTTGTTTCCTGCGTTATCACTTGTAAAGCCTGCTGGGTAATAAACGCCTAAGTACTCATCTCTGCTTACTAAGCCTCTATCATTATCTTCAACAGCTAGTTCAACGTTAGTTGCCCAGTTGTTAAGTCCTGTTGCGTCTGGTGCAAGTCTCATCGGTGAATCACCAACAATAAACGATGTTAGTTTTCTATCATAGTTAAGACTAATCATCTCACCAATTAGCTCTGGATAACCAGGTGTTGCCATTAAGTTAAAGAATCTACGCTCGTCATCTCTAATTTCTTGGTTACTGTTTACCATTGCTTGTAGTGCTTGTACTACTGACTTACGCTGTGCGTTACGTCCAAAGCTGCCTGAACCGTCAACGTTATTTGCTGATTCAGTAACCCAACGATTTGGGTTATATGCTGCCATTGATTCGTCACCATTGCGACCATTGTTTTGGCCAACTGCAATGTGATTACGAACAAAACGCTTAACATTAAAGCCAGAACGTCTTAGGTTCCATAGTAGCATACCTTTTGGATATAGTGCTGGATCTGGTGCATCTGGATCTAAGTAATCACTTTCTAGTAAGTCTTCGATATCAGCTGCAACAACATCTGCGCCTGCTGTGCTCCAACGTGCATCTGCAAATAGAATTCCGTTTTCACTTGTTTGGTCACCTTTGTCAATTAAGTTCCATGCACTTAGTCCTGCATTCCAACGATAGATAGTTGGGAAGTTTTCTAAGTCGCTTGTGTCAATCCAAAGATCATTATCTTCAATAGCTGAACCGTCTGCTTGTGCTGTTGGTTCACTTGCTGCAACGATAGGACCCATTGTAGTTCCAAATGCGTTTTTGTAACCTTGCCATGTTGCGCCATTATGATACATAATATCAACTTCGTCAATCACTGAGTTGTACCATACTTCGCCGTCTGCTGTTAGCGTTGTTGGTTCAGTTGCTGATGCATCATATGCTAGTGTTTTCCAAAGTGTTGCAGTCCATGTGCCTGTTGCGTTTGGATCATACATGTTTACTGTTGAAGCACTGTTGTTTACATCATAAGGAGCAAATCCATACTCTACTAGTGCGTCATCTGTATCAACTAAAGTAAAGTCGCCGCCTAGTTTGTGGCTAATTACAACTCTATTTTGATCAGTAACTGATGCTGAAACATTTGCAAAGCCAGCATTATTAATTGCTGCTACTAGAAGTGCTGCATCGCCTGTTCCGCCTGTTGGCGTCCAAGTTACTGTTTTAGGTGTATCTAATACTGCTGAACCTACTTTAGTTTCTGCAATATTTACATTAACTGGTGCACTGCCGGAAAAAGCTGCGATTGTTGCAACTTTTGCACTAGTAATTGTAGTTGCGCCTGCTGCTACTCTTCTATAAATTTTAGCATCTGCTTCTACTGGTGACGCATCGTTTACATTTGCTTTTACAAATGTAGCGCCTACTGCTAAGTTACTACCATTGCCTGTTGAATCAAGTGCATTTAATGCTGCTGCATTTGAAGTATACACTGGTGCTGCAACAGTTGACCATAATGCTGTGTCAGCACTGTATGATTTAATATTCCAGTTAGCGCCACCGTTTGGTGTAGTTGTTTTCATCCAAATACTACCTGTTGGTGCTTCTGCTGCTTCGCCTGTTTTAAATTCAGGAACACTAGTATGTGGAGCAATTGACATTGTAGGAGCATTGTATGTCCCAGCAGTCAATCCTAGATCTGCAAACAAATTATTGTTAGGGTCGGCTAATGTAATTGCAACACCTTCGCTAAAGAATTCTAAAACTTGTGTATTAGAATTATAGCTTACTGTAATGTTAAAAGATGTTGTTGCTAATGTTATTGTTGAAGCTACCGTTGCAAGAGTGTCATTTTCACTAAGGCTGATTGATAAACCGTTAACTTCAATAGTAGTATTTGTCGGTACTATAGCGCCTGCTTGTGTAGAAGCAACTGTTGGCCAACTTGCTTTCCAGGCTGCTGAACCTACTTGTACCCATGCACCTGATGTATTCTTATAGAACATTCTGTTCATGTTGTTTGCTGTAACTACTGCATAATCGCCAATAACACCAATTGCTGCTGATGGCATTGTGCCGTCTAGTTCGCTTGCTTTGTTTACTACAATTGGATTAATTGCTGTGAAGCTTTGTCCGCCTGCTGTTACTGCTGCTGCATTCCACTCTAGTAAACCGTAGCTTGTGTTTTGTGTATCTAACCAGTATGCACCGTCTACTGGTGTTCCGCCTGGAGCGTTTGCACTTGGTGTTAGTTTAGCTAGATCAAAATCTGCTCTAACAACAAATACTTGGTTAGTTACGCCTAGTAACGAGTATGCTGTTTGCAAACCGTATTCGTTTAATTCACTACCGTGAATCATGTTTCCGCTTGTGTCTGAATAGAAACTTGGATCTCCAAATAGATCTCCTAAGTCTTTCTGACTTGTTAGTAAAAATGGAACACCTGCGTTTGCTTTTGTTGTTCCTGTTGCAATACCCGTTCCTGCTGAGTTAGTTTTATTTTCCGCAGTTGCAACAAATATCATTGGTACAGTACCCGGTGCACTTGGAGTGTAAAAACTCTCATCAATTACCTGGACCTCTACACCTGGTGAGACTAATGCCATCATATTTCTCCTTATAAGGTTATATCACATGTATTTATGCTATTTTTATAAAACAGACAGTTTAGCTTGCTGGAAAAGGGACCGAAAAGGTATGATAAATACAATATGAGACCGTTATGTATATGCAATCAAAGACCTGCTGCTATAAACTATATAAAAGAAGGCAAAACGTATTATCGCAAAAAATGCGAAACATGCTTAAAGCATGGCATAATAGGCTACGGTATTCCTCGATGGGTTATGTCAGGCTATGAGAAAAAAGAATACTGCGAAAAATGTAGATTTAAATCTGCGCATGAAGAGCAATTCAATGTATATCATATTGACGGAGACTTACAGAATTGTCGACCTAGTAACTTAAAAACTGTATGTGCTAATTGCCAACGCATTATCCAGAAGGAAGGTTATACATGGCGACAAGGAGACCTTACTCCAGATTTTTAGGTTGACAAAACAGTAAAAGATGTTAGTATTAACTATAGGCAATAATAGAGGCTAACATGATTTTATATTTAGATATGGACGGTGTAATTGCAGACTTCTTCGGAGGTCTTGAATCTTTTTACGGAGTTGATCATTGGAAGAAACTTCCTAATAAAGAAAAAGCAATTACTGATTTAAAACACTCAAACTTTTTTGATATACTTGAGTTATTTCCAACATCAGTAGAACTTGTAAATTTTGTTAGAGATCTTGCTGGTGATAACTATGGCATTTGTTCAAGTCCGTTGAGAGGTGATCATCAAAATAGTTCTTATCACAAACGTGTATGGTTGACTAGGCACGGCTTTATGCCGCAAGTGCAACATTTAATCTTTACAGGTCAAAAAGAGAATCATGCAGTTGACGACTTAACAGGAACTCCAAATATTCTTGTTGACGATAAGCCAACTAATATTGCCAGATGGATTGAAAAAGGCGGTATTGGTATTAGGTATCAAGCAAACGAAGATAGCTTGAATGATCTAAAAATGAACTTACAAGCAGTATACAAGGATTAACATGGCTATTGATTATAAATTTAACGAACGAGAACTAATTGAAGAGTTTCAAGAATACATTGACTCTACATACAAAGGCCATTATGCGCAAAATAAATTTCAGTCAACTGAGGTGATTATCGAGCGTGGACACGGAACTGGGTTCTGTATGGGCAATGTTGACAAGTATTCAAATAGATACGGTCGTAAAGGCAGTAAGGACGATGCACGTAAAGATTTAATGAAGGTGTTACACTATGCACTTATCCAGTTGCATATACACGACAACGATCTTTAACCAATAAGAAAACTGTAGCCGGCTCCGCCTGCTACTTGCTGCGAAACTTCTTGCTCTAACTTGTCCATTTCACTTTGTGCTTCTGCCTTAAGCGTATCTCCGTTTAAGGTAGAACCACCTTGTGGTCCAGCAATAGTAGCAAACTTTGAACGTGCTTCGCCTAGCATATATTTACAGTTAGCTAAAGTATAATCTTTAATCCACTGCTTTGTAAGATAATCGTTTAATAATTCTTCGTCTGGTCTATAATTATAACAAAATAACATTAAGTTTTCTTCAGCATGTGGTCTTTGTAGAATAGTTAATTTTTTTGTTGCTGTGTTCCATTTAAATTCAATATGTGATCCAAACATTCTACCTACTAATTCTTGGTACTGACTAAACATATCATATGTTGCTAGTCCGCCCATTTTACTTGCTGACAACAAGTAAGCATTTGTGTATGCTAAATTAAACGGTTCGTACATTGATCCACCAGTACCGCCTTGTGTTCTAGCACCTACAGTTCTGCGAAATATCTGTCTTACTTCAATAACTTCTTGTGGTAGTGTATAAACGTTTTGATCTACAATTGTAGGCATAAACATATATGATTCTTCAACTGAATTATCTGAACGCTGTCTAAATCTTGTCAACGCCTTTGTAAGTGCTGTTTCGTAGTGTATAGGATCGAGCTCTACGTCAACCATACCGCCTCCTAAGAAAGCAGCTACATAGTCAAAGACTTCTTGTTTTTGTGTTGATAAATTAGACATTTCAGTTCTCCAATAGTATTTATCCTACGGATAAATATGTATATGCCAAGACTGTCTTTATATAAACCCGAAAAAACAAATGATTTCCATTTCCTTGACAAACAAATCGCGGAGATGTTTACTGTAGGTGGTACTGATATACACATCCACAAATACTTAGGATCTGGTAATTTACCAGAAGGTGAAGCCGATGCTGTGCAACCACAGTACGATGAATTAAATCCTACTAACATACAGGACTTACTATTTTTAGAAAATAGAGATAGAAAGTATGACGTAGATGTATATACGCATAGAGCTATCTATAATGTACAAGATATAGACTTTGATCTAAGTCAATTTGGATTGTTTTTATCAAACGATACATTGTTTATGACTGTACATATTAATAGCATTGTAAAGACTATTGGACGTAAACCATTGGCAGGTGATGTAGTTGAATTACCGCATCTTAAAGATGAACATGCACTAAATGATGCATCAGTTGCTCTTAAACGCTTTTATGTTATCGAAGATGTGAGTCGTGCAAGTGAAGGATTTAGCCATACTTGGTATCCGCATTTATACAGGCTAAAACTAAAACAAATTTACGATGGTCAAGAATATAAAGATATTTTAGACTTACCAGCTGATGAAGAATCCGATACTACATTACGTGATATACTTAGTACCTACGATAAAGAAATGCAAATTAATAATGCTGTGATTGCACAAGCAGAAGTTGATGCTCCTTTGTCTGGATACGAAACCAGTCACTTCTATACTGTAGAGCGCAAAGAAGACGGAACAGTTGCCCTGGAAGAAATTGACGGAGAAAACCTCACAAGCGAAATTATAAACAGTGTCGAAGGTAGAGAAGGATACAGTGGTTATCTTGTTAACTACGGTGATGGTGAGCCTCCAGTAGGTAATGTATTTGGTAATGGTATACAGTTTCCTACAACAAACGAAATTGGTGATTACTTTTTACGTACTGATTTTTTACCTAATAGATTATTCAGATATGACGGATCACGCTGGCTTAAGGTAGAAGACAATTTACGTGAGACACTAACGAATAACAACAACAGACAAACGCAAAAAGCAGGGTTTATTAACAACACAAAGCAAAGTCAGATCGGCGGCGAAGCAGTTGAAGAAAGACAAAGCTTATCTAAAGCACTTAGACCAAAGGCGGATAATTAATGCAATTTTTTTATGATGGACAGATAAGACGTTACGTAACGCAATTAATGCGCCTAATGAGTAATTTTCCTGTTAAGTACGGCGACGGTACAATTAAAACAGTCCCGGTTATGTATGGTGATTTATCAAGACAAGTTGCACATCTTATCAAAGATAATTCAGAGAATAAATTACCAAGTGCGCCTAGAATGAGTGTGTACATTACTGGATTAGAACAAGATAGAGATCGTACACAAGATGCTACGTTTATTGATAAACTAAATTTAAAAGAACGTGAGTATGATACCGATACTGGTAGCTATCTTAATACACAGGGTAAAAATTACACAGTAGAACGTCTTATGCCTGCTCCGTATATGTTAAGAGCAAACGTAGATGTGTGGACATCAAATACAGATCAAAAATTACAAATTATTGAGCAAGTTGGTGTTTGGTTTAATCCTACTCTTGAATTGCAAACAACAGATAACTTTGTAGACTGGACAAGTATTACTACACTTGAATTAGAAAACATTAATTGGACAAATAGAACTGTGCCAATGGGTTTAGAATCAGAAGTTGATATTGCAACTTTAGGGTTTAAGATTCCAATTTATATCTCACCTCCTACTAAAGTAAAACGCTTAGGTGTAATACAAAATATTATTACTAGTTTATTTGACGAAGAATCAGGTAACATCGAAGAAGGTATTACCCGTCCACAAACTAATGCATACGATGATAGTATTACTGCCGGTGTTACAGAAAATGAACACGGACGCAAGGCTGTAACAGAATCAACAGATCAAATGGCAAACGTTAACTATCTAAACTATCCTGTATATGTTGAAGGGGCATCTGCTAAAATTATTAGACGTGGAGTTGTAGGTGGCATAAGTTGGAGAGATATTATTGAGTCATCTCCTGGTATGTTCCAAGCAGGTCTAAGCAAAGTATTTGTTAATAACAAAAACTCATCATCTATTGTTACTGGTACATTTAGTTTAAATCCACTAGATGATAGTATGATATCAATTAATTGGGACATGGATAGTTTCCCGCAAGATACAATTATTACAGGTCCTACGGGTGACAGAACGAGTATAGATTACATTATTGATCCGTTAACTTTTAATCCTACTACAATTAAAATTGCAGGCACACGCCTATTGCTTTTAGATGATGTCGGAAATGCTGACTCAGTTGAAGGACCAGCTGCTTGGCGTAATACTGATAATACTAACTTCGTAGCAAGTGCAAATGACATTGTTGAATGGGATGGTGCTAAATGGCATATTGTGTTTGACGCAAGCGAAGCAACTACAACTACATATACTACAAATCTAAATACAAGTGTGCAATATAGATATAGCGACAGTAATTGGTTACTAAGCATTGACGGTGAATATCCAGTAGGCACTTGGAGAATACAGCTCGAAGACTAATTACTTTTATGTCCGAGATAATTTGTAGTGGTGCTCTTTTTTATACGTTAAACACAAAACGATTTTTACTGCTTTATAGAAAAAATGGTAAACGCAATAACCAATGGGGTATTGTAGGAGGTACTAACGAAAATAAAGAAACACCGTGGGAAGGCTTACAAAGAGAAATTATCGAAGAAGTAGGCGCACTACCTGAAATTATAAAAACTATTCCATTAGAAACTTTTATATCATCAGATGAGAAATTTCAATTCCACACATATTTGTGTTTAATTAACGAAGAATTTATTCCACAATTAAATAGCGAACATGACGGATATGCATGGGTTGGTTATAATAATTGGCCAAAGCCGTTACATCAAGGACTGCGTAATACTCTTAACTCTAAAACAAATAGAACTAAGTTAGAAACAATTTTCGAAATAGCTGATTTATTT